TGATGTTTCCGAACTTCGCCGTGCAGGTGGTCTAATGGCGAATTTCGCGGGAGAGGTTCGGGTCCTCGGCGCGGGACAGCTCCCGCTGTCGGATCCTTCGTCGAATATTTCCGCTGGCAGCGTCCCCGCTCCATTCACTCTCGGGACTCCATCGCGAACCCTTGCCGCGTCCGCAGGAGTTCCGCAGCCGGCCGTCTCAACTTCCAATCGCGTGACCTCGGGCGAGATCATCGAGATGTTCGGAGGCCGGCTGTTCGAGCGGGTGATCGTCCTCCCCGCGGTGCGCGCGCTCGGCTTCGTGGTCACCGCGACAGAGTTTCCCATCGAGATCTGGAACACGTTCCGCAACCAATCGCAGATCCTCGAGACGATTGCGATCACCGGCACGGGCGGCGTCACGGTCGACGACGTCCTCGGCTTGCCGCTGACTTATGCCGCGCTCGACTCGCGCGTCTACCAATTCACGGCGCCGAGCGCCGGCGCTCCAACAGTCTCGCAGACCGTCACGTTCAGTTTCCTCTCGGGGATCTCGGTCGACCTCGAGATCTCGGGCTCGCGCATCACGCTGTTCTCGATCGCGCCGGACTGGTCTGAAGGGATGGAGGAGTCGATCGAGTATCTAACCGACGTTCTGAAGTCCTATTCTGACTTTGAGCAACGCCGCGGCTTGCGGCAGTTCCCTCGCCGCGCGTTGAGCTACCGCGCATTAACGCTCAACGCGCGCAACGCGGCCGGGATGGAAGCGCTCGTGTGGGGATGGCAGGCACAACCCTACGGGGTTCCGTGGTGGCCGGATGTGACTGCATTGACCGCAGACATCGCTCCGGGGAGCTTCGTCATTCCCTGCGACACGACCGACCGGCAATTCGCCGCCGGCGGCCTGCTCTGTATTTGGGTGGATGAGTTCACTTTTGAAGCGCTGGACATCGAGAGCGTCGCCGCGGACGCGGTCACCGTTGTATCGCCTACACAATTCGCGTGGACAGCGTCGCCGGCGACGCTGGTTATGCCGGTGCTTCTCGCGCGGCTTCCCGACTCGGTCAAGGTCTCGCGATTCTCGAGTTCGATTGACCAGATCGATCTGCAGTGGATCGGCGAGGCGATGCAAGCGGCGCCGGCGCCCACGATCTCGCTCACGCAATATCTTGGTCTGGACGTTCTCGAGATCGCGCCGAACTGGGAAGCGACGCTCGGCCGCACCTACAAACGCTCACTTGTGACCATCGATCCAAAGATCGGACCGATCACCGTGATCGATAAGGGAGGCTCTGCGATCGTCGGGCAAGAATTTCCGTGGTGGCTCGACGGCCATGCGAACATCAGCGCGTTTCGCGCATTCATCTTCCGGCGCTTCGGACAGCTCAATCCGTTTTGGGTTCCGACGTGGGATCAGGACTTGGTGCTCGCCGAGGACGTGGGAGCGGTCGATGTAGGAATCACCATCGAGTCGTCGTTTTATTCGCAGTTCTTTTTCCCGTCGCCGGCGCGGCGCTACGTCGCATTCATCCCGTTCGACGGTTCGGGCAACGTGTACCGCCAGATCGTGAGCTCAACCGACAACTTCGACGGCACCGAATCGCTCGCGCTCGACTCGCCGACGGGGAAGGCATTCCCGGCCGGCACAACGATGGTTTCGTTTCTCACGCTCGCGCGGCTCGGCGCCGATCGCACCGAAATCAAGTGGGAGACGGCCGACCACGCCGAATCGATACTCTCGCTCGAGGAAGTTCCTAGAGAGCTGCCAGCATGACTTTCGACGCGCAAGAGCAGCTCGGCTCCGGCTCGCAACCCTATGAACTGTTCTTGTTTCAGGGGACCGGACTAAATATCCCGCTCACGAGCGCCGACCGCGAAATCACCTATCTCGGCAACGTGTACGCGCCCGCGGGAATCGAGCGCGGCGAGGTCGACCAATCGAGCGAGGTGACCTCGGGGACAATCAAGGTTTTCATCCCGAAGGACCATCCGCTCGCGCAGATGTTCATCCCGTACCTTCCCGTCTCGCCGATCAGCGTGATCGTTTACGGTTCGCACTACACCGACCTGGACGGAGAAACGGTCGCGCTGTTTACCGGGACGGTTGCGTCGGCTCGTTTTACGGACCAATGCGAGCTGACCTGCACCTCGAGCCAATATCTTTTACAGCGGAAAATTCCCGTGCAGCTCTACCAGTCGCAATGCTGCCACGTTTTCGGCGACGCCGGCTGCACGATCAACCTCGCCGATCACACCTATCCGGGCGAAGTGACCGCGATCGATACGACCGGGACCGTGCTTACGGTTCCCGATTTCGCTTCGATCCCGGACTCGCTCACGAGCGGATACCTCGCGTTCGCCGGCGAGCTGCGGATGGTCGTCGCGCACGCAGGGTCGCAGGTGACGCTGCTCTCACCGATCGTAGGGCTCGAGGTCGGCAGCTCGGTTGCCGGCACGGCGGGCTGTGCTTTAACTTTTGCGGCCTGCGCGGTCTATAAAAACATCGCGCATTTTCTAGGCTTCGATCTGATTCCTGAAATCAACCCGTTTGACGGGAGCGCGAGCGTCGGCTAGTTCGCGAGAAAGGCGGTGCCGTCTTCTTCTGGCTTTTGCTTCTCATGTTCGTCGCGACGACCGTGGTCGGGGCGCTCCTCACGCCGCACCAACAGGGGCCGACTCCGTCCGCGCTCGGGGATTTCTCCGTCCCAACGGCGGAGGAGGGGCGCGCGATTCCCGTCATCATCGGCACCGTGAAAATGCAGGGCGGAAATACGGTTTGGTGGGGAGACCTGCGAGTACAGCCGATTCAGCCGAGCTTGCTCGCGACGATTTTTTCCTTCGGTGCGGCGCAGGCGCTCGGCTTTCAATATTATCTTGGCTGTCAGTTCGCCTTGTGCCAGGGGCCCGTCGACGAGCTCGTCCAGATCCAGGCGGACAAGAAAACCGTTCCCTACACTTCGACGCCGGTCTCGAACGGCGCCGGCAGCGAGAACTACGCCGCGCTCGCCGTGAACGCGACGAAACTGTTTGGCGGGACGACGCCCGGCGGGGGCGGGGGACTCTATGGCGAGATCGATTTCTATCGCGGGATCCCGACGCAGCAACCCAACGATTATTTGACCGCGAAACAGGGGCGCGTCGTTCTCGACCAGCTCGGCATCGGCTACGTGCTTTCCGGCGTGGGCAACGGAACGATGACTCTTCTCTCGGGCGGGAGCGCGTCGAAAAATGAAACGCTCACGTTTACCGCCACAGGGATCGACGGGAACTCCGCGCACACGACGTATCAGGAAATGGAATTCGCGGTCGAGGGCTCGATCTCCGGGGCGATCACCGCGACCGAACCAAACGGAGACGGATCACATGCGTGCTGGGCGGACCAAGCTTTTTCCGCTCCGCAAGTAAACGTCACGATCGACACCGGGTCCACGCAGTTTGCGGTCGGCGACAAGTTCATCGTTCAAACCCAGCACTCGAACACGGCGCCGGCCTATCCCACGATCTGCTACGCGGTTTTCAGACAGCTCTATGTGGGAACCTCGAACTATCTGAAACCGCTCGCGTTCGTCATTCGGCGTTGCCCGGATCCGTTCGCGCAGGGTTCGGCGATCGCCAACATCAACGGCGACGCGAACCCGGCGCTCGCGATCTATGACCTACTGACCGCGGTGAACTACGGGCTCGCGATCCCGCCATCGCTCATCGATGCGGCCAACTTCCAGGCCGTCGCCGCGGTCCTGGCCGGCGAAGGGCTCGGCATTTCGATGCAGTTCGACACGCAGGGAAGCGCGGACCAGCTCATCGGAGAAATCCTGCGGCACGCTGACGGCGTCCTGTACGCGGATCCTTCGACCGGACTGTGGACTCTGAAACTCGCGCGCGCCGATTACGACGCCTCGACGCTTCCGGTGCTCGACGTTGACAGCATCCTCGGCACGCCAGATTTTTCGCGCAGCTCGTGGACTGAGACGACCAACGAGGTCGCCATCAAATTCTGCTCGCGGCTCAATGATTTCAACGATCGGATCGTCATCGCTTACGACCGAGCAAATATTTCGATCACCAACGAGGTTCGGCCGCAGACGATCGAGTTCCGCGGCATTTCGCAGGAAGCGACCGCGGCGCTGATCTCGACGCGTGTGCTCAAAACGCTCACCTATCCGCTGGCAAAAGCGAAAATCGTTTGCAATCGAAGCGCGTGGAACTTCCGGCCGGGCGGTGTTTTCCGGTTCACTTGGGCGCCGCTCGAGATCAGCGAGATGGTCATGCGGATCACTCGCATCGGCTACGGTGAGCTGCTCGACGGGAAAATCACTATCGATTGCGT